TGAGCACTAGGAGTTGTCATCCCTACTAAACTTACTTCACTTCTCATTCTTATCCTTATAATCTTTAATTGCTGCTTTAATAGCATCCTCTGCGAGAACACTACAATGAATTTTTACCGGAGGTAGTGCCAATTCTTCTGCTATATCTGAGTTGCTAATATCATTAGCAGAATCCAAGGTTCTTCCCTTAACCCACTCAGTGAGTAGAGAAGAGCTAGCAATTGCACTTCCACATCCGTATGTTTTAAACTTTGCATCTAAAATTACTCCTTCATCAGATACTTTTATCTGCAAGCGCATAACATCCCCGCAAGCAGGAGCGCCTACCATGCCGGTACCAATATCTTCGGCATCATCAAATCTTCCTACATTTCTAGGATTTTCATAGTGATCCATTACTTTATCTGAGTATGCCATTATTTTTGTCCTGATATTCTATTATCATAGTCTGCGAGATTCTCATCCCACCAGTGGGGTTTACCCCGTACTTTCCAGTGTGCACCCTTACCGATAGCGGCCTTATCCTTCATGTAGAACATGCGATAGGATTCTACGGCATCCTCTGACTTGAGTTCTTCTGGCATGGCTTGGGCAAATGGGGTAAGTCCCGTTGCTGGTAAATGTACCATGTCTGGCAAGCAACGGATAACTTCTTCGAAGGATTTGTGATTGGCACCACCTCTGTAGATGTGCTCTTGATTGAGGGCGTGTGAATAGCAGAAGAGCCATTCATAGTTTTGTTGTGACTCACGAGCCCATATAGTACAGGGGTGATTATACATAGTAGGAAGATAGGGAAAATCCCTAATTGGGTTTTTCTTGGCTTCTTTGAGTACACTCCATTCCTCCGAAGTTAGTTTTCTAGGTATATATCCTAGGTATTTATCTACCCAGTGATTTGTACAGAGCATCTGCGCAGCTTCTAACTGCATTTTACCTGAGTGTGCATCAATATGGTATTGAGCACAAAGATCTATGTCGTGGTCTAAAATAAATATATTCACTGGTAGTTCCCTAAGTTAAGAATATATTATACAGTATTCTACATATAAAGTCAAGCACTATTTACTAAGAGTACTTTGGGTTTGACATTTTTGCTAATCTTTTTTGCACCAGGTTTTCTGTCATGCTTCTATCTAACCCGTAGGCTTGTTGCAGAACCATTATCATAGCCTTTACATCGGCCATTTCTTCTTGCAGATTTTGTAGATATTTAGGATCATCTACTCCGTGTCTCATTACTTTTGAGCAGGCGCGGATTAATTCTCCGCACTCTTCCATTGTAATTACTAAGGTTTTTAGTTTCTCTAGATCCATGTCTTTTATTTTATTACTCCTGGTTTTGCTGTGTGGGATCGTCTAATGTATTAATATAAGAGTCAAGAAGCCGGGACACTGCCTCCGGCTTCTCGTCTGCTTTAAAGCGCACTTTTATTTTAGCGAGCCCTGAATTTTTGGATTTAGAACTGTCCACAGATATAGATTTAATATTATGTTGATATCCCACCTCTTTGTCTGCAAATAAGCCTAGAACATCTTTTTTCACTTGAGAGACATCGTCGTCAACATCTCCAAAATGAAGGCGTGCCTCAAACTCTACATCTAACTGATCCAGCCCTATAGAGGAATGGTCTGCAAGAATGTAGAGAGGAAAAACTATGTCTTTATCGTCAACTTTAAACTTTACAGTTTTAGGGGTACCATCATCATTAAAATAATTCTTCAGTGAATTAATATGCTGACGCTGACTAATACTTTGAGCAACCATAGCACTTTCTAGAAGTCCTGATACTAGCTCATCTATATGTAATTTTGCCATTCTTTACCAAATTTTTAAATTTTAGGGGCCACTTGTATTAGTAGAAAGAGGAATAAGGGAGGGCTCTAGCATCTGTGTTAGGTAATCTGATAACTTAAGCATCCCCTCTGTAGCAGGAAGCTGTTCCGCGTGTACGGCCACTTCATACTTAGCAGAGTTATCTGTCTTTCGTACATTTTCTCGATTAGTAGCTACTTTTCCAGAAATATTTGCTTTATACTTTGCTCCCCAAAATCCACCAGAGATAGAAGCACTTACTGAGCTTTCTGTAGAGGTGGAAGAAGTATCTTGCGTTGACGTTTGAACTTCCATAGAAAAATTAATATCTGCGGAGGTAATAGCCAAGGAGGGCAGAGGCACTAAAGGAAGCATAGGTACTTTACTGTATAAAGTTTGTACAGACTGCTCTCCAGTATCCCCGTCTGTCATGACTCTATTCATTTCAACATCTAAAGATCGAGCTACAGTCTTTCCGTCGTCTCCTTTTGTGAACGCTACTTCCTGAATGTATTGCCAGGTAACATCATTGAGCTGTGCCTGACCTTTAGCCATTCCAATAATAGGGGCTGTAATCAGTTGCTCAATGGGTAAACCTGTAAATTTGTTAGCTATACTCATTTTTTTCCTTAATTAAATGTTACCAAACCTTGATAACGCTTTTTGATTTTATCAATATCATTTAATGCTGCTTTCATTTTGCCCTTTACTTCGTCTTCAACATCAAAGTTAAAGACAGTTTTACACCCTGGACAAGCAGAGATAGGGTTCTTCATTATGAAGTCTAGAGATAGTCCCAAAGGGCTAGCACATACGGGGCAGGGCAGCATGGGGTCTCTCCTTGTCTAGATTCTGTTAATTTTATAGAAAGATATGTGGTCTTCCCAGGTATTGAATTCTTTTCGAATATGGCAGTAAAATTTTCCTTCGTAACACCTACCTACGCTTTTTCTTTGTTGCTGTCTAGCATGTACGTTACGTTTGCTGCCGACACGTTGGGATTGTCTCTTATACATATTCCGCACTTATCTCCTATTTTATGGGCTAAAAAAGAATTATTTTCTAGCATTTTTTCTGTTATTTTGTTACATATACATATATACACCGCTAGGATACTGCAGTCATTCTATTTACTAATCTTTTTGACCTATCGCCCACTTGATGATACCACCTACTATCTTTCATTTCTATTGCGGCCTTTTTCCAATCTGCGGTATTTAACGCATTAGTCATGTTCTTAAATTTAGATAATCTAGGTCTTCCTAGGTTGAACATCATATTGGCTAAAATTTCTTTTACTTCTCCTGGGTAAGAATCCCAGTGACTATCATATAATATTTTACACTCGTCTAAAACTACTTGTAGATCTTTTTCAAAAACTTCCTCAATCCGCTCCTCTGATACTGCTGTTCCAACTTTGCACCCAAATTCTGGATCGTCTTCAATAATAAGATGGCCGATACCAAAAGTAGCATACCCAAGATGGTCAAGATATATTTCAGTTTTGATTCCTTCATCTACTTTTAGTTGCTCTATTAGTCTTTCTTTGTTTATATTAAGATCTTTTTCTTTCATTTTTTTGCTTTCATAAAACCGATGGCGGATCTTACCCCAAAGGAAGCGGCCACAATTACACTTAGTGTATACTGATACCAATCTGGCATAATTTCTAATACTTTGAACCCCTCATGTACGTATGGCACCATGCTAGGTATAAATGCCATTATTAGTGGAATACTGAAAAGAAGCGTTAACCACTCGTCTTTCCACGAGCTTCCGCTGTTTTCAGCCATAATTTTTTCCCAGTCGCCTTCTTGTTCTACGGATTTAACTATTACTGCTGCCTTTGCATCTGCTTTAGCTTTACTTACCGCATTTTTCCCTTCAATATAGGTTTGTCCTAACCCCGCTACTGATTTAAATAATTCTCCAATTATAGGTATACCCATATTTTTTCTCTAAAGTAGGGGGCTTACGCCCCCACCCTACCATTAGACCATTAAAGGGCTGATGATATATGCTAAAGTGCCAGTAAGGCCTACCAAGACTGCAACAATTTCTGCTACATCTGCGATACCTTCTTTCTTGGCCATAATATTTTTCACACGTTTCTCCTTAGTTAATTGCAATCTTCTTAGGCTGCAATTCTTCAGGGACTTCTTCATGCAAATCAATGCAAAGCAGGCCCCGCTCCATATAAGCGGAAACTACTTGAACGTGTTCAGGAACGCCAAAAACTCTTTTAAATGTTTTACCACTCAAGCCTTTGTAAACGTATGTTTCAGATTCTTCTTTTGTCTCTAACTTTTTTCTTCCCTCTACAGTTAGAACACCCTCGTGGAGGAAAATATCGATATCCGCTTTATTCCACCCGGGCACAGCAATCTCAACCCTTTTATCTCCATTCTTGTTGGCGATAATATTAAATCTAGGGTAAGTACCATCAAAGTTCTCTTGGAACAGTGCCGTGTTGTTCATGAAACGGTCAAAACCAAACATTACTTTTGTTAGGTCTGCCATAGCTAATTTTGAATTTGTCATAAATGTCTCCTCATCTTATGATTTCATGCCATCTTTCGATTAGCGGGGAGGCTTTCGCTCTCCGGTTTATAGTATGATAGTTATAGACGTATCAGTCTTCAAAATCTTCGTCAACCTCAATTACTCCGTTATCAATAAAGTATTGAACGGCATCTTCTACACCCTCTTTATGCCCTAGGTACCAAGTAGATATACCACACCCTAGTAAGCAAAAGATAAAAATAAGTGTATCAACGCCAATAATCATATGCAATCTCCGAGGCTTGGTTTTGTGAATTTCTATTATTATACATAAATATGACTTAAAAGTCAAGAAAAATTTTTTGCTAACTAAAAATTCTTCTTGACTTTTTAGGTTAAATGTTCTATACTATATATCAAATAAAGGTAACAGGTTCATGAAAATATATAAGAAAAGACCGTGGACACACGAAGAAAGAAAGCTTCTTAGTAAGATATATCACAAAAGTAATAGAACCGAATTAGAAAACTACTTCCCGGACAGGAGCTATAACGCTTGTGTAAAGCAGGCCAAGTATTTGAAGGATAGAGGATGGTATTTTGTAAAGGAAGTAAAATAGTAGCTTTCAGTATTTTAATGTATACTACCTCAGCTTTTGCCTCACATACAGAAGAAAAAGAAATAATCTGCCTAGCAAATAATATATATTTCGAGAGCAGAAACCAACCTATAAAGGGCAAACGTGCGGTAGGGGAAGTTGTTATAAACAGAGTTGCATCTAAGAAATTCCCTAATACAATCTGTACTGTAGTTACTCAACGAAAAACAAATATATGTCAATTTACTTGGTATTGCAAAGAAAATGTATATAAAATTATTACTGACTTTTCTTCATATGAAGAAGCATTAGAAATAGCATATGTGCTGTATCACGGTAGTACTAAGAACATAACGCAGGGAGCTCTTTGGTACCATGCTGACTATATAAAGCCACCTGGATGGACTAAAAGTATGCGCGTTACTGCACATATTGGAAATCATATCTTTTATGTGGAGAAATTTAAGGAATAAATTGAAAATAACTGTAAAAAATGGTAATGTAGAAAGAGCATTAAAAATTTTTAAAAGAAAAAGTTCCGAAATTATATGGGACTATAGAAAAAATGAGTACTATGAAAAATCAAGTACTAAAAAACACGTATCTCGTAAAGCAGCAGTTAAACGAGAGCAAAAAAGACAAGGAGTCAATAAACATGTCAAACGGTACTAATTTCGAGCTTGTAGGAGACTTTATGCAAATCTTCGGGCAAGACGTGAAGGATGTTCCAGATTTTCCAGATCTTAAAACACAGGAACTTCGATACGATTTAATTTCCGAAGAGTTAGCAGAGCTTAGAGAGGCTATGGATGCCGATGATATTGTAGAAGTTGCTGACGCTTTAACAGATATCCTATATGTAGTATACGGGGCGGGACACGCCTACGGAATTGATTTAGATTGCTGTTTTGCTGAAGTACACGCCAGCAATATGAGTAAGCTAGGAGAAGACGGTAAGCCTATATATAGAGACGATGGAAAAGTTCTAAAAGGCCCTAAATATTTTGAACCAAATCTAGAATATGTACTGGATTTCTAAACTATCTCCCCCTAAAAAATAACCACCTTTCAAAAAATAGTTCTTGACATAGTAGGTGCAACTTGCTATAATTTGTACTAAATGTTTTACTAGGCCAAAAATAATTGGCCAGGAACCTTGAGCCTACTATGTCATTTACAGCCAAAGACTTAAACCCTCTAGTACGTGGAGACGACTGGACTATTAAACTAGTCGTTAGCTCTGATGGGGCTATTACGAATGTAACAAACTACACGTACACTCTTACTTTAAAAAGTAATGTTGACGATCCGGACCCCGGAGATTTACAAGTATCCGTCGTTCCTACAGGCCCTGATGCTTTATTGGGTGTTGTCTACCTAAACGCTCCGAAAGCTCTTACTACAGTTCTTGAGGCTCGAACCTATAACTACGACATCCAACAAGTTGACGATTCAGGAAATGTCCAAACTCTTTTAATAGGAAAAGTAAAAGTAGTAAAGGACATTACTAGAACTGTAATCTAATGGCATTTGGTAGTAGGTCTGTATCATTCAACTCTTTAGATTCTACTGGTTGGGACGAATACTCTCCAGGGGGAGGAAACGCTCCGATTGCCACAAATAATGCTGATGGATATGAGCTTGAAGGAACAGGCTGTGGGGAGTTTCGTATTGATAGTGAAACTAATACAATTAAAGGTTGGAGTCAAAATCCTGCTTCTTCTGTAGACCTTTCTTCTAGTGGAAGTGCTGCGATTTATTGGTTTAATACCTCTGTAGGCGCTACGCTTACCGACTATGACTTTTTAATGTATGATGGTACTACAGATGGTTTGGTTAATATTGGAGCAGGCTTTTACCCTGGAAGTGGCGGTTATGTTCCTATCTGGTGTGATGCGAATCAGCTATCAGCAACTATTACTCTTTCGGCGGTTACTACATTAGGTTTTAGAATTAATAATGGAAACGCAGGATCAGGAAATAAAGTAAACAGTTTTGTAGACTCTTCTTGGTATTTTCAAGGAAGTCAAGTATCTCCATTTTATTTAGATGGCACAACAAATAATACACTATCATTTATACGTACTACTGAAACAGCTAAGACAGGAGGCTTTAAAGGGCTTCTTACTTCAGGCGGCGGCGTTGACTTTTTCTATGCCCGCCTTACGATAGGGGAGGGAGCTACCGCAGGAACAGCAGTTGCTACTACATTTAATGAAAGTGATAGCACCCTTATCTTTGTTGATCAAGCCGGAATTACCTCAACGTGGTTGGGGTGGAGCGTTAATTTAAATAACGCTAGCACTAGCTTTAGTTTATCTAACTCTAACTTTCAATCTTCTAGTGTAGCTAGTGCAACTAATCGTCCTGATTTAGTTTTTTCTGGGACTACCGGAACAGCAACTATAACGGACTGTGCTATTTTAGGCTTAAGAGAGCTTACTCTTACCTCTGCCTGTACCATAGATGGAGGAACGATAGACGGTTTATCTGTAACACAAGGCTCTGCTGAAATTAAAAATTCAGAAATACGTGCAAGAACTGCTGCTGGCGTAGCTTTAATCGACGACGGTAGTTTTAGTACGGGAGGCATACATGACTGTCTTTTTATACAAAAAGGATCGGGACATGCTATAGAGCTAACAAGTGCTACGTATACAACTACGTCCTCTATAGACTTTGAAAATATAGTTTTTGATTCCACTGAATCATTTGGGGCAGACGGCACAACTTCGGCTGCTGTACATAACTCTAGTGGACAGGCAATAACAATTAATGCTAATGGTGCTAGTACAATTCCTACTATTAGAAATACCAATGGATCTACTACTACTGTTGTACAGACTAAAACTTTAAGTATATCCAATATTGAAGAAGATACTGAATTAAGAATATACTCGTATACGGATGTTAATGATCCTACTACATATACGGAGCTTGTCGGAGCAGAAAATATAGCAACCAGCCCTACAAGTAGCACATTCACAACTGTTGTAGCTGATACAGTTAATACGGGTAATTTTGTTGCCACTTTTTTATACGATGTATCAGGGGGAGCTATACCCATAGTTTTAGTAGCACACAATTTAAATTTTGAATTCTTTAGAATTCAAGAAACTTTAAGTGGTACTGAGAACACAAGCATATCCCTCTTTCAGAGTTCTGATAGACAATATGACAGTGGCTCAGTTTAACACTTAAATTTATATAATACCTTTAGGTATTTACTATATGCCCAGAAATTGGGCAAAGCTAATTAGGGGAAAAACTAAATGGCTAATTTTTTTCAAAACGCAAATGTGCAAAAAGACCCAGATGCGTTAAGTGTTCACGTGCCTTCGGTCAACACACCCATCGCTAGTAGCATTGATGGTGATGTGATTAATGGACAGACGGAAGTTAACTATGATAATACCGGTAATAACGGTACTTTCAGCGGCGGCTCGCTTCATGCAGTCGACGACGAAATTACTTTAAGTGATGGTAGTAAGGTTCGAGTAGATGCAGTGTCAACTGGTGCAGTTACAGAATTTACTGTAATTTTGGTTGGTGGAAGCTCTACTGCTGCTGCTGCTACGCTTACGCAAAGCAGCACTACAGGTAGTGGAACTGGCTTTGATCTGACTACTGGTACAGCTAACATTTCTACTCC